CTCAAACAAAATATCAAGAAAGAACTCAAAGAAGTTAGTAAAGAGAGTGTCAAAACTGATGAACTTCTTTTAAAATATTTTACTGAATTAAGAAAAGAGGTATCTGAAATTGTAATCCCAGAAGTAAAAGATTATGACGATGATTTAAGATTTATTAGAGCAGATATTAAAGATCTCAGAAAATTAGTTCGCACTATTAAAACTGAGCAGAAAAATTTATCTGAAGGTCTTCTAAACGAACCACCTAGTGATAAAGAATCTGTAGGAGGTAAAGGTGATCCTTTGACCCCAATGGATCAAAACTTTGCTACTCTTGATGACCTTGCAAGTCATTATAGATTATTCATTAATAGAATTCAGCAACAAATTTCCACAATTGGTGGAGGTGGTGCAGGGTTTATCAAAGATCTGGATGATGTAGATATTTCTGGTCTTGCTGATAATTATATTCTTCAATATGATGCAACCAATTCAAAGTGGTTGACAGTAGCAAATAATGCCGGTGCAGGTGGAACATGGGCATCAAATAGTATTGGTATTAGTACAACAAAAAATGTTGGTATTGCAACAACTTCTGCTAAATCTGATGTATCACTTTTTGTTGTTGGTGATATTGAAGCAACAGGAAATGTAAATGTTGCGGGCACAATTACATATGAAGATGTTAAAAATGTAGACTCTCTTGGACTTGGTACTTTTAGAAGTGGTCTTGAGGTACGAACCGGAACTGCAACCACTGCACTCTTAGTTCAAGGAGACGCAAGAGTAACTGGTATCCTGACTATTGGTACTGCATCAGTCACAATTGATGGTGATAACAATAAAGTTTCTGTTGGTGTTGTCACCATTACAAATTCAGAAGTTATACTTGGTGATAATGTCACTATCAATTCTTCTGCAACAGGTATTAACTCTGCACCAAATGTCCTTTACGTTGCAAAAGATGGAAGTGATGACAACAATGGTACATCAATTGATAACGCAAAACTAACGATTGCAGGTGCAGTATCAATCGCACAATCTGGAACTACAATTAAAGTCCTTTCTGGCAATTACGTAGAAAGTAATCCTATTGAACTTCCTGCGTTTACTGCTGTTGTTGGTGATGATTTAAGAACCGTAAAGGTTTTACCAAACACACCAACCAGTGACATCTTCCACGTAAATAAAGCATGTAAGGTTGCCAATATAACCTTCTCAGGACACACTGCACCTGCCGCAGCAATTGCTTTCCCATCAGGAGGAGCAACTAACGTTGGTGGTGGAAAGTGGAAGGGTCCATACATTCAAAACTGCACCAGTGACACCACAACTGGAACTGGTATCTATATTGATGGTGATAAAGCAGTGAAAACAAAATCAATGAACGTTGATGCTTTCACTCAATATAATCAAGGTGGTGTTGGTGTTGCAGTCACAAACGAAGGTTATGCTCAATTAGTTTCTGTATTTACTATTTGTTGCGATAAAGCAATCCAGGTTCATAAAGGTGGACAAGCAGATCTGGCAAATAGCAATTGTAGTTTTGGAACCTTCGGTTTGGTTGCTGATGGAGTAAGTCCAGAGCAGTTCACTGGAATTGTCACTGCCTCTGCTGCAGCAGCTCAAGACAATATAACAATTAACGTTGGTGCAGTTACTACAAGACCATATGATGGTCAAGTTGTTTATTTTGATCAACTCTATAAATCAGTAGAAACTATTACTGTTGGATCAGGAGGAACTGGATATACTCAGGCACCTACAGTAACTGTAGATTCTCCATCTGGACCAAACGGTGAAACTGCTTCTGCATTTGCTACGATTGAAAATGGTGCTGTTACTGAGATCTCAATTATTAGTAGTGGAAGTCAATACACATCAACTCCATCAGTAACTATTTCAGGTCCACAAAGTGGAATTAATACAGCAACTGCCACTGCAAATATGGCAGATACTTATTTCACAATAAATAGTGCTACACCCATCGTTTCTGGAATTACAACATTAACACTTGCAGAAAACTTAATTAATACGGTTGGAGTTGGTTCTACTGCTTACTTCTTCCAACAAAGTAAGATTGTTGCAAGTTCTCATACATTTGAATATATCGGTTCTGGTAATACAATTACTTTAGCAACACCAAAACGAGGTGGAGTTACGATACAGGCAAATGAAGTTGTAAGTCAAAATGGTGGAAGAGTAATTTATACAAGCACAGACCAAGCAGGTAACTTCCGTATTGGTGATGATCTTCAGATTAATCAGGCAACAGGAACTATCAGTGGAAGAGCATTTTCCAAGAGTTTGTTCTCAGAAATAACACCCTTTATCTTAGCACTCGGTTAAATGGCACAATTAGCACTTAATAGATTTCAAACTGAAACTGCAATTTTGACAACAGATGATCAAACAATTTACACTGCGCCAGCAGGGTATACTGGTATTATTTTGTATGCTCATATTACAAATTACGGTTCATCGGCAACCACTCTCACTTGCAAACATGTAAGATCTGGAACAGAAACTGAAATTATTAATGAAGCTAATGTTCCTGTTAATGATGCATATATTCCTTTGGATGGAAAGTTAGTTTTGGAAACAAACGATTCATTTAAAGCAAGTGCTGGTGCAAACACAACACTTAAAATTCTTCTTTCAGTTCTGGAGACAGCAAACTAATGCCTAGACTTTTAAGTTCAGTAAATGGTTCAAGTCAAGTTGGTATATCAAGTGATGGAACTAGTTTGGGAAATATGACTAGATTAAACTATGAAAGTAATAGAGTTCAACTAGACACATCAACGGGTGTAGCAACTGTTTTTAGTGATCCGCTTACTATAATTGGACTATGAAAACCTTTAAGCAATTTCAAGAGTCTTGGAGTAATAAATATAAAAAGAGTATTGACTGCTCAAATCCGAAAGGATTCTCACAAAAAGCACATTGTGCTGGTCGTAAAAAGAGAGAAAAATGAGCAACCCCCGTATCCCAAGAAAACCTGGTCAACCAGCAAATTCTAAAAAACATTCTGACCTTTATACGGATGAAAATCCAAAAGGAACGATTCATGGACTTGGGTTTAAGGATGTTGCAACTGCTAAAGCATCTGTTTCTAAAATTCGTAATTCTTCTAGATCACATGCTCATAAGATCCAGGCAGCAGTTGCCATGGAACAGAGAGCAAGAGAAATGGGTAAAACTTCAGAAGCAGCAGTCTACAGAAAGTTTATCAATATGATGAAAAAGAAGACTAAGAAGATGAATGAAGAAAAGAATGTTCATGGTGAAGTAGAAGTTCCTCATGGTAATGTTAAAAAACTTGCCAAGAAAGCATCTAAGAGAGTTGATAGTGACGTAGATGGTGATGTAGATCATAATGATCCTAAAGCAGGAAAGTTTGGAGAATACCTCCCTGGTGTAGGTAAAAAAAGAATTACTACCACTATGAAAGAAGAAAAGAATGGTCGTTGTCCAGCAGGACAATATTATTGCTACACTGATAAAAAGTGTAAACCAATTCCTGCAGGGTTCAAATCTGTTGGACGTGCTGGTATGCTCCGTAAGGAAAATGGTCATTCAGTTGATGAACCAAAGAATGGTAATGGTAATGGTAATGGTAATGGTAATGGTAATGGTGGTAATGGTAATGGAATGAGTGAAGAAAGTCTTCGTGATTGGTTTGGGAAGTCTAAATCAAAAGGTGGAAAACCTGGTTGGGTGCAAGTGGTATCAGGAAAACCCTGTGCAAGACAACCTGGGCAGAAATCAACACCAAAGTGCGTTTCTTCTGCAAAAAGAGCAAGTATGAGTAAATCAGAAAGACTCTCAGCACAAAGAAGAAAAAGAGCTGCTGATCCTAATCAACCACAAAAAACAGGAGCAGCAAAACCTACATACGTTTCAACAGATAAACCTAAAATGAAATCAGTAAAAGAAGCAACCGAGTTTGTCACTTTACCTCTAAATGTTGAGATTCCAAAAAACATTAGAGATTTCAACTTAGGACTGATGTTCCGTGAAAGTCTTGATACAAACAGTGGAATGCTGTTTATCTTTGATGAGTCTGCTCAGCAGTCTTTCCATATGTCTGAAACAAAAATTCCTCTTGACATTGCTTTCATCACAGAAGAAGGTATCATTGAAAGTATTAAAGAATTAGAACCATTTGAAGAATCTCCAGTAGCATCTGAAGGAGAAGTACTGTATGCACTGGAAGTAAATCGTGGATGGTTCGCAGAAAATAATGTAGAAGTTGGAGACGAGATTCAAATTGAGGAAGGCAAGAAAGATGCTTGCTACCACAAAGTCAAGTCTCGTTATTCTGTTTGGCCAAGTGCATATGCGTCAGGAGCACTGGTCAAATGCCGTAAAGTCGGTGCAAAAAATTGGGGTAACAAAACCAAGAAAGAAGAGTTTGAACTTGAAGAAAAGAAGGCACAAAAGTGCTGGCCTGGTTACGAAAAGAAAGGCACAAAGATGATGTTTGGTAAGAGATATAATAATTGTGTTAAGAAGGAAGAGATGGAATGTGCTCACACCAAAAAGGGCAAAGAGTGCCCTGTGCATGGTGTTGATGCATGTCCCGATGAAGTCAGTGAAGCAGTAAGAATTCCAGCAAAGACTGGTAATCTTGTCGATACTTATTTCAATTTCAGAGGTAAGTATTACATGCTAAAAATGTTCTTCCCTCAGGTATCTGTTCCCAAAAGATCTGATGTTCAAGATCAGGTCGCAAAAGTATATCCTGGTGCGAAACTATTATCCTACAAAGTTTCGGAGTATGAACCCGGAGAACCAGTCCTTCACGCAGAAGGGGCAGCATGGACAAAGAAGGAAGGAAAAAACAAATCAGGTGGACTTAACGAAAAAGGACGAAAGTCTTACGAAAGAGAAAATCCAGGATCTGACCTCAAGGCACCTAGCAAGAAGGTTGGAAACCCCCGTAGGGCATCGTTCTGCGCTAGAATGAAAGGAATGAAAAAGAAACTAACATCTAAAAAAACTGCTAATGATCCTGATAGCAGAATCAACAAATCACTTAGAGCCTGGAACTGCTGATTGAATTATGTCTGATAATGTATATCTTGGCAATCCTAATCTAAAAAAAGCAAATACACAGATTGAATTCACGGAAGAGAATATTCGTGAATTCATGAAGTGCAAGGAAGATCCTGTTTATTTTGCAAACAACTATATTAAGATTGTTTCTCTGGATGAGGGTCTAACTCAGTTTCATCCATATCACTTTCAAGAGAAGTTGATCAACAACTTCCACAATAACAGATTTAATATCTGTAAAATGCCACGACAGACTGGTAAATCAACTACAGTTGTTTCTTACCTTTTGCATTATGCTGTATTCAATGACAGTGTTAACATTGGTATTCTGGCAAACAAAGCAGCAACTGCAAGGGAACTTCTTGGAAGATTACAAACTGCATATGAAAACTTGCCCAAATGGATGCAGCAGGGTATTATTGCTTGGAACAAAGGATCTCTGGAGTTAGAAAATGGCAGTAAGATATTGGCAGCTTCTACGTCTGCGAGTGCTGTCCGAGGTATGTCGTTCAACATCCTCTTTCTCGACGAGTTCGCATTCGTCCCGAATCACGTTGCTGACTCGTTCTTTGCCTCTGTTTATCCTACTATTACTTCTGGTAAAAACACCAAAGTAATTATTGTATCTACCCCACATGGTATGAATCATTTCTACCGTATGTGGCATGATGCAGAGAAAAGCAAAAATGAATATATTCCTACAGATGTTCACTGGTCTGAAGTGCCAGGAAGAGATGAAAAGTGGAAAGAAACTACTATTGCAAACACCTCAGAACAACAGTTTAAGGTTGAGTTTGAATGCGAATTCTTAGGATCAGTTGATACACTGATTGCACCTAGTAAATTAAGAACTCTCATTTATGATAATCCTATTCAGAGAAATGCTGGATTAGATGTATATGAACCATCAAAAGAAAAACACGATTATGTAATGACAGTTGACGTTGCAAGAGGTGTTGGAGAAGACTATTCAGCATTTGTTGTAGTTGATATCACAGAGTTTCCTCATAGAGTTGTTGCCAAATATAGAAACAATGATATCAAACCAATGCTATTTCCTAATATCATATATGAAGTAGCAAAGAGTTATAATAGTGCATTTATTTTGTGTGAGGTAAATGATATTGGAGATCAGGTTGCAAGTATTCTTCAGTATGACCTTGAGTATCAAAACCTGTTGATGTGTTCTATGAGAGGTAGAGCAGGACAGATTGTTGGTCAAGGATTCTCTGGTAAGAAGACACAACTTGGTGTCAAGATGTCCAAGACTGTTAAGAAGGTTGGGTCACTCAATCTAAAAACATTGATTGAGGAAGACAAACTAATCTTTAATGACTATGAGATTATCTCCGAACTGACAACCTTCATTTCTAAGCACAACTCATTTGAGGCAGAAGAAGGTTGTAACGATGACTTAGCAATGTGTCTTGTCATCTACGCTTGGTTGGTTCAGATGGACTACTTTAAAGAGTTGACTGATCAAGATGTTAGAAAAAGATTATATGAGGAGCAGAAAAATCAAATTGAACAAGACATGGCACCATTTGGTTTCATGGATGATGGTTTGGGTGGAGATAGTTTTACTGATTCAGAGGGAGACCGTTGGTTCCAGGCAGATGAGTATGGTGATCGTTCGTTTATGTGGGAATATCTATCATAATGGATTTAGATGGTCAAATTAAATTAGGTCATCTTTTACTTCAGGATAGGAAGTGCAGGGTTTGCGGAGAGACTAAGAATTTAGTTGAAGGATTTTATCGAACAAGGAAAAATAGAGGACCCGTAGCATCGTCTTATTCTTATGAGTGTAAAGAATGTACGATTAAAAGAGTAGTTGAAAATAAAAAGTCAACTAACTTATGGGAGTATCCAGATTGGTAGTTCACGTCACGTTTCCCCTCTGAAAACATTGCTTTTAATAAATATTTTCAGATAAACTGAGCATTACGGAGAAGAACATGGCGACTCCTCAATTATCTCCTGGAGTATTGGTAAGGGAGGTTGACCTAACAGTAGGAAGAGCTGATAATGTATTAGATAATATTGGTGCCATTGCTGGCCCATTTGAAATTGGTCCTATTGACGAACCCACCAACATCACCACCGAGCAAGAATTAATTAACACCTTTGGACAACCACTGTCCACCGATACTCAGTATGAGTACTGGATGAGTGCATCAAACTTCCTTTCTTATGGAGGAGTCCTGAAGGTTGTTAGAACAGATGATACTAATCTGAACAACGCAAATGCTGGTGTTGGCATCGGTTCTACCACTTCACTCAAGATTAAGAACTTCGATGATTACGAAGCAAATTATAAGACTGCAACCAACTACACTTATGCAGCAAAGAACCCTGGAACCTGGGCAACAGGTCTGAAGGTTTGCTATATTGATGATTTTGCTGATCAAACTGTTGGTATTGCAACTACCAGTTTGGCAAACATGGGTGCTGAAATCGGTTTTGGTGTCACTGCAAGACTCGATAATGCTGTCGTTCCTGGTGCAGGAAGCACGAGTGGATTCACCGGATTCTTAAAAGGAATCATCGTTGGTCTGAACACAGACGCAACTGGTGGAAACAGCACCATGGATATTAAGGTTGTTTCGAGAGTAGAAACTGTTGGTGGAGGATCAACTGAAACCAAGATTGATTACTCTGAAGGAACTACTTTTGCGGCATTTGGAACATCTGTAGCACTTGATATTGTTAATAACTCTGGTGTCAATACCACAGGACTTCAAGCTACAAGACACACACCATCAACTGCAGTTGACTGGTATGATCAGCAAACTCTTAGTTTGACAAACGCAACGACTTTCTGGAAGTCAATTGCACCAAGACCTACTTCAAACGTCTATGTTACCGATAGAAATGGTAAGAATGACGGTATTCACATTGCAGTTGTTGATGACACTGGTTCAGTAACTGGTATTAAGGGGAACATTCTTGAGAAGCACGTTAACCTGTCTAAGGCAGGAGATGCAATTTCCGCGGTCAATGCACCACAAAGAACATACTACAAGGATTACCTTGCAGAGTTCTCCGCAAACATCTATGCTGGATATAATCCTTCACAAGCAATTGATGCTCATCATGGCACCAGTCCTGTAGCATCAGGTTTCTCGACTGACTTTACACCTGTCACAACTGGTGATGGATTGTTTGGTTTAGACGCACAAGATGTAACATTCTCAGTTC